ATTGTCCAGCGTTTGAGAGTGTGCAAACCTATACTCTGAATAGAAAGGTAACTCATATTCAAGAGTAGGAGCGATAATCGCATCGCTAGAAAAAGCACCTCCACGTCCACTCGGGAATTGATAATTAGCTTCCTGAGTTTCCGATCCAGTCAAACTGGACAAATCAATTTTGTTCTTTGTTTGTTCGTCACCAGTGATAGAACTCTCGTTTCTGTTCACCATACACGAAACTCTGTCACTAATACCGACGTATTGCGCTTTCCGGCGAATACCTCCTCTATAACCAGCGTAACAAGGAACAACCCAATTTAAGTACGTGGTGTGTGTCCTGTTACACTTATATCCAGTTACAGGTAGACGAGCTTCAGGAACACTTCCATAAAGTGCTGGAAAGTTCAAAATTTTATTCTCCTCCATAATCCAAGTTCCAGAGCTAGTATTGGCAATCTTAATTATATCATGCCAAACATATCGCTTCATAAGTTGGCGCAGAGAGGCAACCTTCTCACCCATATTGACATATAACGTATTGTCAGTAGGTAATATTGGAGTTCCACCAATAGAAGGCACCTCTTCAACTTGAGTAGGAGCATTATCCAAATCAGAAGACATACCAGTGGCAGTCTCCTCGTTAGAAGCAGATTCTGGTTCAATCTCATCCTCCTTTGGATCACCCTCAACCATGTCTCCTTCCGGAGAGATGTAAGGATTATACGTCATATTTGTCAAACCACCTTCACTAGGGTTAGCGAGTTCAAAATCATCTCCAGCCCTAGCAAATACGTTGACACGAACAGGAGCATTAACAAGCACGTTTGGTACAGTAAGTTCGTTAACCACACTAACTTGCAACATTCCATTTGTTCTATCAGCAATAGGAAATAAAGTGGATGCGTTGTGCACTTGGTCCTGTACATAATTACGTACATGTGCAACACGTTTCCAACCTGTATCTTGAGCCCACCTGACGGTGATTTCAAAATCTTTCCTCTCTGCCAAATCAATGACATCGTTATAAGCAATGTTATACTCACTCGAAGTAAACAATCCAGTAGAATAAGGATCATATGTTACTCGAATGCGTCCTTTGTGAAAAGCCGACGCAACTAGCTGGAATCGAAATACAATACTTCCACGCCAATGAGTAAACATTTGTGATGCATGGCATAAAGGTGTGAGAACAGCTTTCCCGCTAGTTCCAGGCCAAACACCAAAAGTGGAGAACAGCAAAGGAGATACATTAATTTGAAATAAACGATCCTCTTCATCATCTGTTCTACTCCACTCAAATGAAGTGAGATATGACTCCTTCTGCAATACATGTGATAAAGTCATCTGATCTACACCAGACAACCCAACAGTTGAAGGATCAATACTCAATTCTTGCTTTGCATCTAATGACAATTTTGCAACTTCTTCATCAAGATTTGTATATGCCATAAAGCCAGACGTGATCTGTCTAGCAGGCTGAATATTCGCTACGATGGGGGGTCGCGAGTAGCCGAAGAGTCTGGCAATGTTTGCGACTCCTTCGAGTGCGATCTGGGACGCCATGGCATATTTGCCAATAATTGGAGCCTTTGTAATCGCACCCGCAGCCTTAGCAAGAATGGAGGCAGGCATAGAAATAATTCCATCTCCATACTCATCAGCCTTCTTTGAGTCCTGACTCCCTCGCTTTGAAACTGGCTTAGAGCTAGATTCTGGCGAAATAGAATCGACAGGATTGACCGTAGGAATTGTCAATTTGACATTATTCATTTTAGCAAACACAGAGATACGCACTACACCGAGCGCATCGTTAGCTTGCCTCAAAAGCCCAAAACTAATAAGATCAACTCGACCCAACTTCTTATAATCAGCAAAGGGTAAGTTAATCCAGTTCTTAGGCCAGAAATATGGAACGCACAAAGTGCCACCAGTTGAGGTACACGGATCCAAAAACACGTGAGGTCTCTGACTAGCTTGCATTAATGCAAGTTCCATTTCTGTTGTGGTAGCCTCGAAAGGCCGAAAATCCGGCAGGGGTTCATATGAAGCTATTGCTCGACCGTAAAAGAAACTATTTCCGTTGATCAAGATGGATATCTCCAAATCTCCCCGCAATAGCCAATAATTCTCCAGACGACGCTTAACGTTAGCGTTCTGGAGAAATAATGACCATGGATCAAAAGACTCGTCCAAAGAACCTCCTACATTCCATTCGTAGGAAGCAATCTTTACTGGACGAGACAAAAACCGCTCCAAATCACCATCAGGGCGATACGACACATCGTACGTATCGTCTCGCTCTGTGATGACATGGGAGTGCCAAGCATTATCTGCATTATTAAAAGAGACGATCGGTTCATCATTCTCATTGGCACCACGTTGATAATTCATATCTAAATCTACACTATTATTATTATTTTTATAAACGTTTGTAATGTGCTATTATACTTTACAGGGATTTTACATCATTAATCCAAGTCAGGGGACATATTTTGTACTAGGCAAGCACTGGCATGGTGACCAGGACACGAGGGTCCACCTAACATTACACAAGCACAAATCACAAGTGGGATGTGCAAACCACAAATAATTTGAGTAATCAATATGTAACATGTCGTTGTACATTATCGGGACAGCGACAACCGGCCCGGATGCATTTTTATGGCAAACATCAATTCCAATATTCAAAGAGAAACTCCATCATGCTACGGAAAAATATTCCAATATTCAATAACATAGGTAATGAAACCCATGATACGAACGCACGGAAGAGTGTCCCCTCTCCAAGTAAAGAGGAATAAGCTATTAAGAAAACCCAACGCTTATCCCAGACTGGTAGATAGTACTTATTTTGAGGGATCAACCAAAGCATGAAAAACATAACGCTCAATAGGTTGACAATCAACAAGACTGGCTCCCACCAGAAGTAACTATTTGAACCATTACAGAAGCTATAGTGGGCGACAGTATCAAATTCAACTGACTCACCACACTCTGGAGCAACAAAAGAGAAAATATCATTAATCTCAATTTCATCACTCACGACTTCAGGATTTCTATAGTTGGGTAGATAATTTAATTTCCAATTTTCTAACCAATAATCAAATGTCCTATCTAATAAGGTACATCTCTTCTCAATTCCTGCAAGCCTCGCAACTTCTGCAAGTTGTGATACTCTCAACTCATAAACTTCCCTACCGTGATAAAAGAACTCACGGATAGCATTGTCGATATTCAGTGCAGCAGCTTCCTCTCGAGATAAATCATTCTTGAGGACGCAGTGCAATGACTTCATAATTGAAGACTCTGCTAAATAAGATAATTTGTGACCAAGAGCAGGTTCATACCTGGTATGGCACTTGAGAAAATCTACTTCATCTAAACTCATAAGTGGAGTGGGTTCAGAAGTCTTGTCTGGCATAGTAAAAATCATTCCATGCCTAGAAAGAAACTCTGCATAAGTGAGGTGATTAAAATATTTGGAAATCTTCTTAGAGACTCCACCTATTAAATCATCACCATAACCCATGAGAGCAGTATATCTTCTAAATGGGGGAAGAGTATCAAAAACATGATACTTTTCAACAAACTGCTCATAGTAATGACACCGCAACATAATTTGGCTACCCACAGTACCGTTGTAAACAGTACCAGAACTTCCTGAGATATGAAGAGCCCATAGCACCATCAAGGTGCCATTCCAGCTCATCGCAGGATTTGAGGTATCAGCGCATATTCCGCGCATTATCTGAATATCTTCATCAGAATAACCAAACTCCTTCGCAACTTTCTCATAAACTGCAAAAGCAGCACGAATAATTTGCGAGGGAATGCGTAAATCAAACTTAGAATAATCACCAGCAAAAATCTGGTTTTCACCAAAACTAGTGATATGTTGAATAAGTTCTTCCCATTCTAAACCACAGCGATTAATGCCCACAGCACATCCAGAAGAAATAGGATGGGTAGACATAGCAGCAAAAATCATCAGGAAATACTTCCTAATAAGATACTGTTGAGCTGTGTTCAGAACATAAAATAAACGAACTTTCTCCTTTTCGAGAGGTAATACCTCATCTTTCAAAGCAGTACGCGCTATAGGGTATGCGCGCTCACCTTGTTTATAACATTCAACGAGGCGATCAATCTCAGCTTGAGTGACAGCGTCAACTTCAACTGGATTCGTATAAAGCTCAGTAGGAGGAAGCTCAGTGAAATACTTGCTCTTAGTACCCGTCCGCGGGTAACCAATAGCAGAAGATTTCATCATCGCATTGACAAAACGAAGACCAGGAACACCATTCACACACTCATAATGAGTGAGAGGCCTAATAGGCCTGTTAGTGCGTTTAAATTCCGTGATCATATCATTTGTATAATCATCGATTGCCCAAGCTATTGCTTTAGGGCAGAAACCGTGTGCCGAGTTGGGAATTGTACAAAGTGCATCACGGTGCATCTTAGTATTAAGCTTCATCTTAGGAGGACCCCATTTATT